CAGAATGTTGAACACCTGACGTTGCGTCAGGCCATAGGTCAACGCCAGCGACGCCGTGGATTCGCCGGCGCGATGCCGAGAAACGATATGGCGATCCCGCGCGGCGCGCAAGGCGGCGGCCGCGCGATCGATGTGCATGTAGTCGCGCGGGTATGCGCCCACCAGCTGCAGCATCGCCTCGATGCCCAGCAGCCGTGCCAGCCAGTGATCCGTGGTGGCCACGTCGGGCACATAGATGCTGGTGCCGCCGCGTGCCTCCACCAGCCGCAGCGTGGCCGGCAACCCGATCAGCTCCGCCAGCTGCGCGAGGCGCGGCGGCAGATCATCGGCAACGACGCTGTCGAACGTGGCGGTCATGACTTGGCTTTCAGCCCCAGCGCCAGCAGGCGCCGCTGCGCCTCGGCCGCGTCGATCAGCCCCAGCTGCGCGTCGCTGCGGATCCGGCCGATGGCCTCCTGCAGCGCCAGGCGCTCGGCGGCGGCGCCGGCATCGCCGCCGCGGCTGTCCAGGTGGCGACCGGCGCGCTTGTCGTCATGCGCCTTGCGCTCGGCCGCCGCGTCCACCTGGTCGGCGATGCCGTACACCACGGCGCGCAGGTAGTGGTGATTCGCCAGCGGGAGCGTCAGGCGATCCATCTGCTGCAGCAGCTGCTCGATGCCCTGCGCCCACATCGCCGGCGTCGCCGGCCGGCGCACGCCGCCGCGCTCGTCGCGGCACACCGTGCCCTCGCGCACCAGGCCATCCAGCTCGGCCACCAGCTTCGCCGCTCGCGCCGTGCGCAGCCCCTGCTTGGCCGGCTTGAACAGCCGCAGGTACGCCAGCACCGCGCGTCCCAGCACCGGCTCCATCTCCGCCAGCAGCGCGGCAAGGCGCTTGCCGTCGACTTCCAGGAAGCCGGCGGCGATGGGGAACGGTTCGTGGCAGGAGGGACAAGTAATGTGCATCAGCGCTTGATCTCCCCGGTGACGATGAATCCCCACTGCGGCTCGTAATCGCCCGGCAAGATGCTGAGCATGAAGATCACCAACGACATAAACACTTCGGCCGCACCGAACCACCATGCGGGTACGCCGTTACGCTCGCAGACGTTCATGCCCTCGGCGCCATCCTCGGCCAGGTATACGGGGCAAAAGGCGAACCAGCCGATATGGGTAAAGTCGCGGTGGATCTCTTCCGCGGATAGCGGGTGCAGGATGCTCATCAGATCTCCAGCCTCATTTGACCCGCGGCTTCCAGTTCCGCTTTCGTCGGCACGTCGGGCTCGTCATCGTTGTGGGTGTTGCAGTGCTCGTCGGCGTCCAACTCGTCGTAGAACTCGGCATGGCACACGGAGCAATAGAAAATCTCGGAGATCTCCGGCGGACAGCAACCGCGCGCGTCCGACTCTTCCTCGTGGATCTCGCCGCATTCGTCGCAGCGGTATTTGACATGGATGGTGGCCATCACTTCCCCCTTCGCCGATTCGCACTGATCTGCAGCGCCGCCACCAGCTTGTGCAGCTGGTCGGCGCGCAACCACTCCACCCGCTGCACACGGAACATCCGCTTGGCCGTGCCGTGCGCGTAGTTCCAGCTTTTGCACGTCTCGGCCAGGATCGCGCCCACCTTGGCCACCATGCCGGCGATCTCCTCGCGCACGTTGTGCGGGGCATCGGGCAGGTTCACCGCGTTGCGCATGTGCTGCTGGCCCTGGCCGGCGAGGCGGCGTAGCTCGTCCAGCACCGTGGCGCGGCCGAGCGCATTGAGCTTGCCCGCACTGTCCACGCCGGCAACGCGCTGCAGGAGCGCCACATAGGTCTCGCGATCGAGGTGCAGCTGCTTGGCCGCCATCACGTGGATGGCGGCCAGTTGCTTGTTGCGTCGGTCGGAGGCTTGCATCATCGTCGTCACGCTCATTTCGCTTTCCGGTTCTCGCCTTCATGGTGGCGTTGCTGACAACGGCCACCGGCCCTTGCAAATGCGCGCCACCGGAACGCGGCGGCGCGCGACAAGTCCCACACCTGCATCAGCTCCCATGCGCTCGGCACCACGCGCTGCGTGCCGAGCCAGTAGGCGATTTCCGACGGCGTGCCGCGGGGCATGCTCACGCCGCCGCGCTCTCGGCATCCGCTGCATGCCATTCGCTGGCCTGCGCTGCCCAGGCCTGCCAGGCCGACAACTGCAACGTGCGCACGGCCAGCTTTCCGGGCCAGCTGTAGATCACGCGATCGCCGATGCGCTTCTCCACTTCGCGGGTCTCGTCATGGCTGGTAACGCTGTCACCGAACTGCGGATCGATGCGTGGGTCGCGTGGAATCATGGTCAAGCCCTCAGAACAAGCTGGCGGTGTGCCAACCGATGATGGAAATGGCGCCGTCTCATCGCGGCGTTCAGCCACGGATAGCGACGATGAATGGATTGCCCCAGCCGGAAGCTGTGGGCATGCCGAAGGTGGCCGGCGTAGCTGGCAGCTATGGATTGAATTTGATGCAGCTCTTCGGGGGATGCATGCAGATCGCGGCCCCGTACGTGCTTTCGCTCCCAATTAGCCAGTGCGGCGCGGGCATGTGCCACGACACGGCGGCGTACCAGCGTGTGGGTTGGCCGCACTACGTAACCAAGGAAGTCGATGCCATCGGTGAGTGGCCGCAGGCGCACGTCATCCTTCAGCGCCAGGCGAAGTTCACGCTGCAGGAAGTCGGCGATTCGACGCTGCCAGTCGGCCAGAACCTCGCGGTCGTGGTGGACAAGCACGAAGTCGTCGACGTAGCGCACATATCGCTTCGCCCGCAGGACGTGCTTCACGAACTGGTCGAGGCGGTCGAGGTAGATGTTGGCGAACAGCTGCGAGCTGAGGTTTCCGATCGGCAGGCCGCAACCCGGCGCGGCGTTGGCAAGCCGCTTGTGCGCCGGCACCAGGGCGAACTCTTCGGGTGTGCCGCGCAACTTCACCCCGGCGTCCAGCGGTGGCCGGCGCAGCAGGGCATGCGTGGCGCGCTGCATGGGCAGTGGTACCGCATGCCGCGCCAGCACCGGCTTAAGGATGCGCCACAGCGTGGGCCGGTGGATCGAGTTGAAGAAGTTGCGGATGTCGAGCTGCAGGTAATACCCGCCGCCTTGGCCGCTGTGCACCTGTCGGACGAATTGCTGCACGCGGCGCACGGCGGCATGGCTGCCCCGGCCGAGGCGGTTGGCGTAACTATCCGTGATGAACCGCGGCTCCCAGATCGTTTCCAGGCGCGGTACGAGCCAGTGGTGCACCACGCGGTCGGCGAAATCCGGCGCGTGGATCTCGCGCGCCTTCGGCCGCGTAGCTACAAAACACACGCTGGAACGCGGTTGCCATGTGCCACCCTGCAGATCGCGCTGCAGCTGCAGCAGGCCATCTGCCCATCGGGCATCGAACGCGAGCTGGTTGCGGCTCGGCTGCTTGCCACGGCGCGCCATGCGCCAGGCGTCGTGAAGCGCGCGAAGCGAAACCGCCTCGGCGCCCGTCCCCTGATACTCACCGGCCGACACGACACGCACCGCCCGCACGCAGGCCTTGTTGTTGCGGTCGTTGTTGTTGGCGTTGCCGTTGTTGAAGTTGACGATCCACGCGCAGGACGGCGCCCACGCTTCCCCGCGAACTTGCGACCTGGGCGAACAGTCCAGCCTGGAGTTGCGCGCCTTCGTCATGGGTTGGCCCCTTGGAATGAGGCGCCGCGGGTACTCAGTATCTGGGCACGCTCCGGCGCGGCTTCGCGCGCCGGATTCTGGCCCTTGGGGATTTGCTGCTGCCGCCACCAGCCGCCAGCCTGACGGCCGAGTTCCTCGGCCAGCCGGATCAGCATCTCGAACTGGTTGAAGCTCTTGAACGCACGGATCTGGCTGCCCATCTGCAGGCTCAGTTTGATCTCGTCGATCGCCCAGCGAAGCTGGTCGACCCAGTGAGCCTGCCGCTGCCTGTCCCGCCATGCGCGATGGCACACGCGCACCACCGTCATGGCCTGCTGCCGCAGGTCGATGCCGATGGTGTATTTGTGATATCGCGCGAAGCCGCGAACCGCCTGCTCGATCTCGCGGAGCAGGCGTTCGGCGGTCCTCACGATGGGCGGCAGCGAATGGTTCATGGGTTCAAAGAGGCAGAGTTACTGACCGGCCGACACGACACGCACCGCCCGCACGCAGGCCTCGCTGCTGCGGCCGTAGTAGGTGGCGAGGCCGTGGTGGAAGGCGACGAACCACGCGCAGGACGGCGCCCACGCACTGTCCGTATTGGCCCAGTACCAATCGCTCTCGGTATCCGGGAAGGCCTCCACGTCGATCGCCGGGCGCATGCGCGTGCGGTCGGCCAGCAGGAAAAGCTCCTCAACGGTCGGCAGCCGCCAGTCCTTGTGGCCGGCCACATCGAGCTTCTTCGCCGCCGCAGTGGCCTTCTTGTGGGTCTTGCCCTTCGCGACGGTGGCCTTGGTCCACATCAGGCCAGTCAGGGTGTCGGTGACGGTGCCGTCACCGTTGTCGGTGAATCGCTTCATGGTGTGCTCCTGAAAGAGGTCAAAAAGGCCAATTACTGACCGGCCGACACGACACGCACCGCCCGCACGCAGGCCTCGCTGAGGCGGTCGAGGCCGTAGGCGTCGCCGTGGCGGAAGTGGACGAACCACGCGCAGGACGGCGCCCACGCGCACGGCGTGCTGGTCCAGTACCAGGTGCTCTTCGTGTCGGGGAACCGCGCGGAGTCGATGGCCGGATCGTGACGCGTGAGGTCGAGGATCGATTCCAGCTCCATGCGCGTCGGCAGGCGCCAGCCCTCGCCGAGGGCGGCACAGGCTTTCTCGGCGGCGGCGTAGTCCACGGACTTGCCGTCGCAGAGGGTGCCGCTCCATTCGAGCTTCGGTGCGGTTGCTGTCGTGGCATCTGCCATTGCGATGTCGGCGGCAGGCCGGTCGATGCCGATGGCGACGGTGCCATCCGGTTTGATCTGGAGAGTGAGCATCAGGCGACCTCCTCCAGCTCGGTATCCCAGGGCTGCACCACGAAATCCTCGGTCTGGCGCACGCTGATGCCCTTCACGCCTGCGACGGCTTCCGGGTCGGCGAGGATGGCGTCCTTGTTGACCTCTTCCTTCACGCGCACGAAGCGGTCGAGCTTGAGCGCCTTGAGTGCGTCAAGCACCGCGTCCGCGCCGCGCAGCACCACGGATGGCGGCCGCAGGCGCCACTTGACCTCACCGCTGGCGAAAGCATGCGTCTTGACCTTGCCGCCCTTGGTGATCTCGTCGCGGTGCGCCTCGCAATACAGGTGCACGCCCTTGGTGAGTTGGCCGATCACGTCGGCGTGCGGCTTGGCCTCGGCCTCGAATCGCTCGCGAATGCGGCTCAACTCGTCGTTCATCGCGGCTTGGATGCGGTCGCGTTCGCGCTGGTGCGCGCCGATCATGGCGATGGCGCTGGTCACGTCCTCGCGCGTCTGCGGCACGGGGTGTTGCACGGCGTCGGTCTTGACGCGTGTCTTACTGGTGGCCATTGGTGGGCTCCTTGTCTTGCTGCGTCTCGAACGCGGCGCGATGGATGTCATGGGTGATATCGCGGAAACGCTCGCCCAGCCAGGGCGGCAATTCGTCATCGAGCTCTGGCCGGTGAACGCAGCGCGCCAGGACAGGCGGGAGAATGTCCATCAGGCCGCTCCCTGTTCGGTCACGCCGCGCACCGTGCGCACCGTCCACTCCACGCGGCAGCCCTTCACCATCGCCACCATCACGTGCTCGCGCTGGTTGCTGCCCACCGGGTGGGTCTTGTGCAGCGCGCCGCGCACGAAGCGGGGCGGCTCGCCGTCGAGGGTGATCACCGGCCGCGCGTTGCGGATCTCGATGCCGATCACGGTGGCGCCGGCCTGGTCGAGGAACACAAGCGCCTCCAACGCATTGCCCGTGGCCACGCGCAGCAGTTCATTCATGGGGTTCATCGCGTTTCTCCAGCGGCAGCCCGAGCTGCCCGCGTAGATCCGGCAACGACACGCGCTTCATGGCGCTGATCTGCCGGAGGGTTGTCATGGATCGCGCCAGCAGGAATTCGCAGCAGCGCGTCAGTTCGGTGCTATCGGCGGCGATGTAGTAGCCGTGCGTGGGCTCGGCGCAGACGGCGTGGCCGGCCATGCGAAGGGCGACGATGATGTCCCTCAGCTGCCGTTCGGCCGCTGCGCTGCGTCGCCCGAGAATGGCCAGCACCAACTCGTCGGCGGCCTGCCCGTTGGCCGCTCCCACGCGCAGCGCCGCACGCACCGCATCGGGCGTCAGTTCCTGCGTGTAGAGGTCGGCTTGGTGCATGGCGTTACCGCTTCAGCGCCTGGCGCAGCACGTCCACCACCTGGGCGCCGTCCAACACGGTCACCTTCTGCTCGGTGCTGTCGAACAGGCCCAGGCGCAGGCCGAGGGCGCCCGACGACACCTTGAGCAGCTTGTGTCCCGGCTGCTCATAGAGCACCTCGGAGCCGTGCAGCATCACGCGCGCGGCCTCGCCGATCAGCGCGTAGGGTTCGTTCCTTAGGCTCATACGGTGCCTCCCAGCTCGGCCGCGGCGGCGCGCACGTCTTCGCAGCACACGGCGCGCCCTTCGGCCGCGGCGTTCATTGCCGCGAGCCGCAGCGTCTTGGTGAGCGTGCGCAGCGCACCGGCGCCGCGCGCCACCTGCAGCAGCGTGGAATGGCACTTCGCGTCGAGTACTCCCCACGCCTTCACCAGGCCAAGCACGTCGGCCTCGGTGCTCTGGCGCAGCGCCAGGCGCTTGCCCACGCGGCTGAAGAGTCGGTCCAGCCGCTCCGCGCCCCGGCCGCCGGCCATGCGGCTGAATACGCCCTCGTTGCCTACCAGGGCGACGGCAATGCCGGTGGCATCGTGGATCTGGCGGATCTCCTCCAGCGCCTGCACACCCAGGTGCTGCGCTTCGTCGATCAGCAGCAGCCCATTGGTGCCGCGCACCTTCCTGCGGATGCGCTTGCTCATCTCGCGCGCGCCTCCCTCGGTGCCCAGCGACAGCTCCTCGCAGATCTCCTGCAGGGCCGTCACCAGCCCGCTGGAGCTCTCGGTCATGGTGACCAGCCACACATTGGGGTTGCTGGCCTGGTAGTGCATGCACGCGCTGGTCTTGCCCAGGCCAGCGCCACCGTAGATGGCGCCGATGTCCCCGGCCATCTGCACGTAGGCCAGCGCGCTCAGCACGCGGGTGGCGGTGGGTAGCGCCTGGAAGTTCGGCGCCTTCGGCATCAGGCTGCCGGCGGCGCGCCGCGCCTTGTCCGCTTCCTCCCACAGCTTGAGCTTGGTGTCGATGTTCTCGTTGTCGCCGGCATATTTTCTGGCCAGCCACTGGTTGAGGGTGGCCGCGCTGATGCCGGCCTCTTTCGACAGCGCGGACTGCGACAGCTTCTTGTCGGTGTCCAGCCGCTCGCGGATGCGCTCGCGCAGTTCCGCGTCGCCCTGATAGATTCCTGCCCCGGATGCTTCGTTGCTCATTGTTCGCCTCGTTCAGTGGGTGGTGCGGTGTCCAGCCGCGCGCGGTGTTGCTGCACCGCGCGCGGCGCTTTCAAAAACTGTCTTTGCGCATGCGATCCATGTAGGCCAGCGCGGCCTTGTCGAGTGCGGTCAGGCCGCCGTCGGTGCCGGTGGCGCGCTGCGCGTCGCGCGCGGGGTTGGCCGGCTTCTGGAAATGCGCGGTCACCACGTTGCCGTTGCGCTGCCGCTTGGGCGGCACGGGCTGCTGGGTGGATTCGCGGTAGAGCTTGTCGCGCTCGTGCTGGCTGAGGCGCTGCGTTTCCGCGGCGGCCTTCTTGTTGAGCTTGATCAGGCGCTGGCGCAGCTTGTTGTCTTCGCGGCCGGCGGCGCGGTCGTTGTAGGCGCGGCCCGGCAGGTGGTCGGCGGGGAACAAGTAGCGGCCGTCCAGCGAATACAGGTGGATGCCTGCGCTGAGGTTCTCGGGATCGAAGTGCGCCACCAGCTCGTGGCCGGCATGACGTGCGAGTGATTCGCACCAGTAGCGGTTCTTGTCGTATTGGCTGCGGCCGGCCTTGAGCCATACGGTGCCGTGGTCGCGATCCACGCGCACGGATTCGCGCGACATCAACAGCATGCGGCGCTGGCTGTCGGCCAGCACGCGTGGTGGCCGCTCGGCCGCGGCGTTTTCCCAGGCCTGGTCGAAACTCAAAACGCCGCGGCATTCCGCCGTGCGGCGTTCGGTGCGCGCATTGAAGCGGGCCACTTCAAAGGCCACCACCGCGCGCAATTCCTCCACCGGGATGGCGGTGGCTTTGTTGTAGCCGCGGTTGATCAGTTGCGGATTATTCGCCACTTCGCTGTGCAGGCCGCCAATGCCGAATGCGCGCTCCACCGGTTTGGCGCCGGGATTACCGGCTTCCTTGTCCGGGTTGGTGAAATGCGGATCCATGCCCAACATCAGCAGCAGGCCCAAACCGTCTGCCGCCTTGGCTTTATGGCGATGGCGCCCTTTTGCGCCCGCCGTCATTTCCTTGTTGGCGGCGACGGTGGTGTTGTCGATCCACACGTGCGCCGGTGCGCACACGCCGGTCAGGTCATAAGTGGCTAGGCGGAATAGATCGGTGTTCTCAGTTTTGCCCAGGCGCCAGGCCAGCACGCGATTGGTGCGCAGGTCCTGCCAGAACCAGGCGGTGGCCGTGTTGAGGATCTCGCCGTCCTCGAACTTCACCCACAGCTTGTCGAATTTCAGGCCGTCGCCATTCACCGCCTCGCCGGCGCCGAACACGCTGCGGTCGCGCTGCTGCACGGGCGTGCGATGCGCGGCGGCTTCAGGCCCTTCGCGCAGCAGCGTGGCCACGTGCGGGTCGATCTCGCGCTCGATGCGGCGCTGCAGGGTCTTGCCGGTGGGGATGGCCCAGCCCTTGTCGGCGGCGATCTCGTGCAGGCGGCGGTACGTTTCCGCGTACGTGGGCTGCCGGCGCGTGAGCCAGTAGCTCTTGTACCACTCCCATGCCTGCGGATCGCATGCCGCCTCGGCGGTGCGACCCACGTAGGCCGGCAGTAGCAGCGCCAGCCAGTCCGCGCGCGGCGCGCCGTCCACCATCGCCTGCCAGCGCGCCAGGCTGGCCACGCTCGCGCCCTTCACCTGGCGCTGCTGCAGCTGCGCCGCCACCAGGGCGCGCGCCTGCATCATCGCAGCGCCGGTGCCGCACAGCGCCTCGACCGCCAGCACCGCATGTAGCCGTTCGGTGGCTTCGTCCTTGCGCTTCTGCGAGGCGTTCTCCAGCGCCTGCCGCGCCGACGCCAGCGCATCCGGCGTGTGCCGCGCCTGCACCAGCTGCTCCACCGCACCCTGCATGCCCAGCGCCTGCAGGCTGCCGCGTTCGCGCATCAGCAGCGCGGCCTGCGTGGTGGCGGGCAGCGAGCTGAAGGCGTATTCGCGGCCACCGCCTTGCGCCGCACGCAGACGCGATGTCCAGCCCTCGCGCTGAGCGCGGGCATTGACGTTGCGGCTGGTGGTCGGCATACCGGCCACGCCGGCCAGGGCCGTGGTGGCATACCAGCGATTATCGATAGCTGTTCCGTCAGCCATTGGCGCCTCCAACGTGAGCGAGGGCTTCCTGCAGGCGGTAGAACGCCATAGCCGCAACATCGACGCGATGCACGGTGATCGTGTCTCGAATGCTGCGGCCGCCGATCAGGTTGTTGAATGGCCTGCAGGCCTCGATAAGCTCGGCCAGATAAACCCGAGAGTTGAGGAGTTCCTGCGCACGTTCCCGCAGTTCCGCTTTCTGCTCCAGGTATTGGCAGGTATCGGCCATCGCATTGAGCGAGGCGGCGGCACGCAGCATTACGGCGTCGATATCCATCACCGCACCCTCCGACGCAGTTCCTTGAGGTCGCGCAGTCGCGTGGCGGTCTGCTCGTGCTCGCGCATCAGCCGGCCGATTTCGGCATCCAGTGTCTCGGCGCCCACCACCAGGCGGCCGCCATGCACGCCGGCATGCCAGCTGGCCAGCGGCGTGCTGCAGCAAACGACCTCCAGCACCGGCGCCGCCCACAAGGGCACGTTGAACTCCTCACGCGCGGGGCTGGTGTAGCCGTCCAGCATGTTCTTGGTGATGTCGCGCCCGGCCAGCCGGCTGGCGCGCGCGGCCACTTCGTGGCGGTCCATGCCGGCGCGGTGCGCCTCGGCCAGCATGCCGCTCACCAGCTCGCTGACCGCGGTGCGGAAGTCCATCGACCCCGGCACCTGCGCCTGCGGCTGGGGAATGGCGAACATGTCGCCCGTGCCGCTCCCCTTCACGGCACGGCGGCTCATGCGGGCCACCGCGCGCACGGTGAAAGTTGCACGGTCCCATCGAGAAAGGAGACACCGCATGCATGCCCATGCGGCCGCCGCGACGCGGCCCTCGACTCCCGTGCTGCCGGGGTTTTCGCGAACGCAGGCGCGGGGCACTGGCCGGCTGATCCCCGCCCGTTCGCCCGGGCCAGGCTGCGATAGATAGCGGCCATGTCTAGGCCGCTTGGCGCGCTTGCGTATTGCGGCCAATGGATGGGGTGCTAGGCTCTTCTTCGGGCAGCTTCAGGCCCAGCGCCACCGCGATTTCGTGGGCACGGCCGTAATGGGCCTTGTCTTTCCCGTTGAGCACGCGATAGACCGCCTCCCGGCTATAGCCGCGTGCGGCGGCCCACTGGGTCAGCGTCTGACCTCGCTGGCGCATCTGCTGACGAACCTGATCGGGAGTAAGTGCCTTGCGTGCTTTCATCGTCGGGTCGCCTCGTAGGGTTCGTATATGTGCGTTATCTGGTTCGCAAATATACGCCTATATGCGGCACTGTCAAGCACATAGTCGTCATCCGAGTTCTGGCATGCCGCTCATATTCGTCTTATTGACGAAAAACAATGGTGCATCAAATGGTTAAATCGAACTTGGATGCCGATTTGGCATCATCCGAGAACCATCCGAGTTCAGCCGACGAACTCGGACGACGAATATCTGCGGTGATTGGCGCCTTGAAGAACCGAACAAAGGCGGCAAAGGTCGCCGAGAGATCGACGGACATGCTCGTCAAGTATGAAAAAGGCGCTTCTGAGCCACCTTTCATGCCCTTGGCGCGCATGTGCCTTGCTGCTGGTATCCGCATGGAATGGCTGGCGACAGGCGATGGCGAGATGCTGGGAAGTGCCTCGCAACCCGCATCAGGCAGCGCTTCTCAACCTTCGCGACCAGATGCCGATCTACTACGGGCGGCGGCTGAGGTGATGGAGCGCGCGCTCGACCAGACGCATGCGACGGCCGATGCGGCGGGGCGCGCCGAGCTGCTGGTAGCCATCTACGACATGTTGCAGTCCGGCTTGGCGCTGGAAGCGGCCAGTCGCGCGGTGGCGGGCATGCTCCGTGTCACCGCGCGTTCGACAGGAGTTCTACCGAAACAGGGGTAAGTGATGGATTTGGATGAAGATGCGGTACGCAAGGCCGCAGACGTGTTCGCGCGAGTAGCCCGGCCCAAGGTTGATCCTGCGCCCAGGGGCGCCACCGTCCGCGGCGCCGGCAACGTGGTGGGCAATGGCAACGTGGTGGTGATGTTCGGCACGGGCGGCGCGTTGAGCGATACCCACAGCGCCGCGCTCGATGACCTGGTCGACCAGGTGGTGTTCCACGAGACCCTGCGCCGCGGCAAGCCGTATCGCGCCGCCCTGGTGCGCATGCACCTCCGCAAGGCGCTCAACCTCTCGGCGCAGCTGGAGGAGGCTGATTTCCCGCGAATGGAGCGCTACTTGCGTGGCTGGCTCGCCCGCGCGGCCAACAAGGCTGACCCCGGACGCGACGAGAAATGGCGAAAGCGCCGCATCGCCCGCATTCTGGCGCGCTCCAACGAACTCGGCCGCGTGCGCCAGCTCGATCTGCTCCTCGCCACCCGCTTCGGCGCCGCCATCCTCATCGAGCTGGGCGACGACGAACTGGACGAAGTGTTTAAGCTGGTCTCCACCTGGCTGTGAACGCCCCTCAAAGACGCTTGAAGCCGGCGCTATGGCCGGCTTCAATTCTCAATCCTAGTGTCCGAATCGGCTTTTTCGGCCCGATTTCGCAAACCATGTCCAGTTGCTCACCGCACAGGCATCGGTCGGCACATCAATTCGGGATCATCCCGCTTTTTCCATCGCCATCAGCTGTGCGATGACGCGCTCCTTCTCCAGGTGCAGCCGCCCGAGCTCGATCAGCAGCTCGTCGCGGCTCACCGAGCCCTTGGATTTCTGGCTGGCCACGACAGCGCGTGGCTCATTCCGGATCGCATCTGCCTTGCGCAGCGCGATCATGTGGCGGCCCAGCGCGCTACGGCTGCAGCTGAGGCCCTTTTCCTCGAGCCATGCATAATGCTCGCCGAGGGATGTGTACGCCCTTGCCCTCATCCGCTCATCCAGCTCGAGCTGCACCGATAGAGGCAGGGAAGTGATCACTGATTTGCGCGGCATTGGATGGTCCCTTTTTTATCCCGTTTCCGCGCTTTATCCCCCTTCCATCCCACATAGTCAAGGATCCGCGTCCCTTTGTATCCCGTTGTAGCAGCCCATATCCCGGATCCTCAAACCATGTGTCCCCTCACAAGCTAACTACTGCGCCGAAAAGCCCCTCTCCCCTACCCCTCTCCCGCACGCGGGAGAGGGGATTCCCTGTCTGCAGCGTTCACGAATGAGCACACAAGGAGATTCCATGGATAGAGCCCGCCTCAAGGATCGAGGAGGGCCCGAAGAGCTTTGGAGGTATCATTGTCCCTCTTTACCGGAGCTTCCCATGTCCCTCGATACCGCCACCCGCGAACGCATCGAATCCCTGCTCAAGAGCCACCGCGTGGTGCTGTTCATGAAGGGCAACCGGTCCCAGCCGGCCTGCGGCTTTTCCGCCGCCGCCACCAACACGCTCAACGAGCTGTTGCCGGAGTACCACACGGTGAACGTGCTGGAAGACCCGGAGATCCGCGAAGGCATCAAGGCCTACGGCGACTGGCCCACGATCCCGCAGCTCTACGTGGAAGGCGAGCTGGTCGGCGGCGCCGACATCATCCGCCAGATGTACGGCAGCGGCGAACTGCACGCGCTGTTCGGCCTCGCCGCGCCGGATCGCACCCCGCCCGAGATCACCATCACCGACGCCGCCGCCAAGGCGATCCGCGAAGGCACCGCCAACGCGCAAGGCCTGGCGCTGCACCTGGAGATCGGCCCCGACCACAGCGCCGGCTTCCAGCTCGCGCCCGCCAGCGAGCACGACATCGTCGCCCACGCGAATGGCCTCGAAGTGCACTTCGATCCCGCCAGTGCCCAGCGCGCCAAGGGCATCGTGATCGACTGGGTCTCCACCGTGCAGGGCGAGGGTCTCAGCCTGAAATTCCCCGGTGCGCAGGAAGTGAAGTCGATGGACGTGCAGGAGCTGCAGCAGCGCCTCGCCGCCGGCAGCATCGTGCTGATCGACGTGCGCCCCGCCGCCGCCCGCGCCCAGCTGCCCGCGCTGCCGCAGGCGCGCATCCTCGAGGACGAAGGCTACGAGGCGCTCGCCGCCTTGCCCAAGGACACCGAACTCGCCTTCATCTGCCAGCGCGGCATCTCCAGCCAGGGCGTGGCCGAACGCTTCGCCGCGCACGGCTTCAGCCATGTGCATAACGTGGCGGGCGGCATGGAGGCGTGGGCGGCCAAGATCGGCCCTTGATCGACGGCTTGACGCCACCCCGAGGAATCCGCGACACATGGCGCCCAACCCACCTGTATCGGCAACGCCAGGCCACACTGCCGGCTTGTCGCCCATAGCAACACGCTTGCTTGCCGAGGCCAGCCGCGCGCTGGGCAACGAACGACTCGACGATGCCGAAAGAGCACTGATTGGCGTGCTGGCGATGGTCCCCGACCATGCCGAGGCCCACCGCATGCTGGGCATTGTCTGCCAGATGCGCGGCGAACCCGCGAAGGCGGTGGAATACCTGCAACAAGCGCTCGCGCTCGCTCCGGACAATCCCGTCCTGCACACCAACCTCGGCACCGCGCTGTACGAATGCGGCCAGATCGATGCCGCGCTGGCGGCGCTGCAACGCGCCTGCGAACTGGCGCCGCGCATGGCGGCCTCCTGGTACAACCTGGGCAAGGCGCTGAAACTGCAATACCGCGCCGCGGACGCCTGCCAGGTGTTGCAACTGGCCCTGCGCCTCGACCCTGCGCACAACCGGTCGCGCATTACCCTGGCGGACGCGCAGGCGATCCTGGGCGACATCCCCGCCGCGGTGGCGAACTACCGCGAAGTGCTGCGCCGCGAACCGATGGAGCCCAACGTCTGGTTCGCCCTCGCCAATCTGAAAACGGTCGCGTTCGACGACCGGGACCTCGCCCAGCTGCAACGGGCGTTCCACCAGCCCGGGGCAACGGCGGACGCACGGGTCCGGATCGGCTTCGCCCTGGCCAAGGCCTGCGAGGACCATCGCGACTACGCCGGGGCCTATGCGGCCCTCGGCGAAGCCAATGCGCTGAAGCGCCGTGAAGTGGGCTGGAACGCCCAGGCCGAGCGCAATCGGATCGAACAGATCATGCAGGCATTCACCGGCCCCACGACCGCGCCGCTCGACGCGAGCCTGGGCCAGGAGGCGATCTTCATCGTCAGCCTGCCGCGCACCGGCTCCACGCTGGTCGAGCAGATCCTCGCCTCGCATCCGCAGGTGGAGGGCGCCAACGAGATCACCGATCTGCCCCAGGTCATCGAGGACGAGTCGAAGCGGCGCGGCAAGCCGTTTCCGCACTGGGTCGCAGACGCCACCGACACAGACTGGGCACGACTGGGACACGACTACCTGGCGCGCACCGCCCGCTGGCGACAGGCGCGTCCACGCTTCACCGACAAGAACCTGGTCACCTGGCAGTACGTCGGCGCGATCCGCGCCATGCTGCCCGGCGCACGCATCGTGCACTGCCACCGTGACCCGCTGGAAACCTGCTTCGCCTGCTACCGCCAGCTGTTCAGCAATGGCGCCCACTTCAGCTACGACCTCGACGACATGGTGATGCACCATCAGGACTACCAGCGCCTGATGGGCCACTGGCTGGCCAGCTACCCGCAGCACCTGCTCGACTTCCCGCACGAGGCCCTGCTGGCCGATCCCGAGTCGCGCATCCGTCGCTTGCTGGACTTCTGCGGCCTCGACTTCGACTCCGCCTGCCTCCATCCACACCAGACCGTGCGCGCCGTGCACAGCACCGCCAGCGCGGCCCAGGTGCGCCAGCCGCTCAAGGCCGGGATCAGCTATCGCGAACGCTACGGCGAACTGCTGCATTCGCTGCGCGAGCGACTGGCAAGCAGTACCGGCGGCTGAAGCAACTGCCCTCCGCGCATCCGGTCCACGCAAAAGGCCACCGGTTTCCCGGCGGCCTTTCTTGTTGCCTTGCTCGTTTGCCCGCCTGCGCTGAATGTGTCCCAGCGCAGGCGGCGATCAAGCCTTACCAGTCGTAGGTCACGCCCAAGGTCATGTAGCGCGGCGTCTCCGAGGCGTAGATCGTGTTGTAGGTCGAGCGCGGATTGGTCGTGCTGCCGTAGTTCGCCCGGTACTGCGTGGCCTTCTGCTCGTTGAGCACGTTGTGCACCTGCAACTGGAAGGCCAGCTTCTTGTCCGCCCATTCCGGCCGGTACTCGACGCTGAGGTCCAGCGGGTGGATCCACGGCGTGTAGCCCGTGGTGCCGCCCGGCGCCGGCACGCCGCCGCACCAGTGGGTGAAGTCGCCGTAGCCCAGACCCGGGTTAGTCTGGTCCGGGCCGTAGTAACCCAGGCAGGTCTTCGGCGTACCCGAGGCCACGGTGAGGATGCCGCTGGCGGTCCATTCCGGGGCGATCTGGTAGGTGCCGTAGGCCTTCAGCACGTGCTTGCGCGAGTTCGCCTGCACGCCGTTGGCGTACTGCATCAGCTGGCCGTAATCCCACTGCGTGGTGGCCGACACCGAGTTGCCGCCCTGGCCGATGTTCGACTGCACCGGGCCATCCGTCGAGCCGTAGCTCTTGGAGAACACGTAGTCGATCTTGCCCTGCCACTTGCCGTCCCACGGATGCTCCAGGTAGGCCTCCAGCGCGTAGTACTTGCGCTTGGCCGCCGGGAAGCCGAACTGCGCCGGCGACACCGTGTAGTAGTTGTAGCCGCCGTTGTCGTTCTTCACCTGGAAGCGGTTGGTGGAACCCGGGTTGATCAGCACGCTGGCCTGGATGTTGCCGCAATCCACGCCCGGCACGCCCGGGTTCTGCGCCATCAACTGCTCGCACTGGGTGGTGGTGTCGCCGACGTCGTCCACGATGCGGCCCAGCTTGCGCACGGTACCCTGCACGCCGTAGACCCAGGCCGGGGTGATCTGCTGCTGCATGCCCAGCACGAACTCGTCCTGGTACTCGGCCTTGAGGTTGGTCGAGCGCACGGTATTCGGGTCGAGCGGCTGGCCGTACTCGTTGTTGGCCGACACCGGCTGACCCGCGCTGGTGACGTTGCCCGCGCCGGTACCGACGATCGGGGTCAGGTTCTGCGGGATACCGTTCGCATCAATGCCCGAGTACGTGTAGTAGGTGCGCGTGTACAAGGAGCCGGATGCCTCGCGAATCGCCACGCCGGACGGCAGTGCCAGGTAGTAGCGGCCGGCGTTGCCGTATACCTTCAGCGTGGAGTCGCCAAACACGTCCCAGCTGAAGCCCAGGCGCGGCGCCCACTGCGGCTTGGTCAGGCGCACGTAGGGAACGCCATCGGGGTTGTAGTTCGTGAACTGGTCGTCGCGCAGGCCGAGGTTCAACAGCAGGTTGGGCAGCACCTGCCAGTTGTCCTGGATGTACTGCGCGCGCTGGCTGACCTTCACCGTGCTGTTGGTGATGAAGCGGTACTGGTCAACGTAATAGCCCGACGCACCATTCGGGTAGTTGGCGGTGGCGTCCACGAACGGCGCGGTGCCGACGACCGTGCCGGCGATCGGTTTGGTGGCGCTGGGCGCCTGGGCGTATTCCCACGCATAGCCCGGGCCGCTCATCGCGCTGCCGGCACCGATATCCATGGTGGTCATGTTGTCGATGCCGAACTTGATATCGTGCTGGCCCAGCTTCCAGTCCAGGTCGAGGCGCAGGTTGGTGGTGCTCGACTTGTGGCCGGGGTTGGGGATGTTGGTATTGGTGTTGCTGTTGGAGATGCCGCCCGCGTGGCCGCCAGTGTAGGCCGGGTTCTGCGAGGACGCGCCGAGGATGTTCGGCAGGCTAGGATCAAAGCCGGCGTAGGGAACGACCTCGGTGTAGTACGTACCCGTCATCTTGCCGTACATTGCCTCGAGGCTGAGGTTGTCGGTGATGTACGAGGTGTACTTGGCGATCCAGATGCCGAAGGCATTCTTGGTGTGTTGGTCGTAGCTGCTGAAGCTACCCACCGAGTTCTGCGCGTAGTTGTTGCCCGGCGCATTGTTGTAGTTGTAGATGGAGGCGGAGTAGGACTGCTGGTTCCTCACGCCGGTCA